TCCTTACAGTCAGCACAGCATTCTACTGTTTCATTACAGCCACAGCACGCACAGGTTCCATTTGGATTTTTGCCTGTAATACAGCCTCTTTCATACGGCGGTACCTTTTTCTCCGGCGTTGGTTGCGACGTCGCAACAGACTTTTTCTTTTTCGATGTCTGCTCTTTTAACGACTTTTTATAATTTCTGATCTGCGATACTGTCATATCAGAAGTAACTCTGCGGCGTTCCTGTTCCTTTAACGGAAGCATTTCTACTAACTGAGAGTAGGAATATTTTTCATATCTGTCATCGATCCACATCTTTCTGGAATCCGCATCATCTTTTGAACAAAATTCATTCCATACCGAGATCACACGCGATACTGCAGATTTATCCATATGAAAGTTCTTTTCAATACACTCATAGAAATTGTCATATCCTAATTCTTCATGGTATCCGCACAGCTCCATCTCATGAAGATGAAACCCTAAACTTATGTATCTTTTTTTGACATCCGCTATGTCCTGTTTCACATAGTTAAATGAAGCAACTGCAAGTTCATTTACTTCATCCCCGCAATAATCAGCGCCAAATACAATGTCTGTTGTTAAATCCATATCATCACCGCCCACAGTTTATATCCATCCCATATCTACAGATACATACCATCCAACCAATACCAAATTAAAAATATTTTGTACTACTCTCGATACCGTATCTCCATCTTCAATAACATCACTTTCTTCTAAACAAAAACATATAATCCCGATAACAAAATCAGCAGCTATTGCTATTACTACAACATCTAAAATACTCATTTCATCGCCCCTTTCCAACAGCCATGTGATCACAGCTACAGTTACCACATCGCAATAACCAGCTTTCTTCCTACCACCAGCCTATGTTCCAGGATCTTGCAAATTCGACTGCCTCAACTTCTTCTTTTGGGATCGTGTATACTTTACCCTGATACCTAAATCTGTAATATTCTCTATGTTTTTCTATACACCTTGCAGTAAAAAATGCCGATATACTTTTATATAATGCATCTGAATAAAAAAACAGTTCGATATCTTTACAGCTTTGTAATTTAAACATTATCCGGTATTTGTATTTCTGTCCTGCATTTTGCTCTGACAAAAGATACATAGGCGTTACATCTAACTGAAAGCGTGCCATTATTACAATTATAATGGTTACAACTACCACACATATAATACTATTTTCCATATAAAGGAGGTCCTCCCATGCCTAATAAAATTCTTGCCTTAGATAAACTTATTTCAAAATATACATCCTACATTACTATCTTTTTGTTCGTAATCACCTTCCTTACATACTTCCCTTTATTCAATCTAAACTCTTTTCTCATTCCCCTTAATTTATCCAGCTATAATTTTGCCAAATGGCTTGTCGCAAATGAAAATAATATTTTCATATTCTTTCTTTTGTCTTGCGCCATTGAAACAACCATACTACTGCTCGAAATGATAGCTATTCGCTTTAATTCTTCATACATTTCACTTATGCGTAAAATTTTTACCAGCATTGTTACATTCAATATATGGTTTCTTCTCTCTTTGCAAACAGCAAGCAATTTAGGAATTATGGAAATCAGCATATCTTACATACTTAATTTTATTTTCCAGTTTCCAAACACTTTTCTAGCTGCTTATATTTTTATAACTTTTATGCTTAATATATGGCTCAGCTTAAATCTTCTTTCCGGTTTCTTTGTTTCTCCAAAATAGCATATCGTAAATATTATTGTCTCCTCTCCGACAGCCACGTGATCACAGCCGCTGTCACCACATCCTCCGGTTCCCATGAATCGGATATCTCACGTTCTGTTCCCTGGAGCTGTTCACGTTCCCATCCGGATAATTGTTTTGCAGCATTTTGAAGTTCTTCATAAATAGGTTCCGGAATGGAGATTGTAATCTCACGTTTGTTGTCCCGATCCATGTTGTCACCTGCTTTCTAATATCATTGACACTTACTCAACCTTTTTCTTCTCTTTGACTGCGTCTTTCTTTTTAAATAAATACGCATATTCACCATTTTTCCCATCCCGAAACATCCTTGCCACATCCTCTGTACTCTTTCCAAATAAAGCCCAAATCAGTTGATCGGAAGTTACAGGATTCTCTTCATCAAAGACAATGTTGTTCATAAATTTACCTCACAAATTTTCCACGGGTACACGTTCCAGATTTGCATCATTTAACTCATCGCTTTCTGCTTTTTGACTTGCAAGAAGCAAATTTGCACCAGCAAGGATTAATTCTCTCTTAGATCCATGTAATTGAGAATATATTCTCGATAATTCTAATATTTCAGTATCTGAAACTTCTTTTCTTTTTTCCCTACCCATATACACGCCTCCTTTTGTTATGTTTGAAACAATTATATGTCACTTTCATTCCATTGTCAATACTATTGTTACGTTTGTGTCGTTTTTTATTTACAAACAAAGTATCATGTGATAACATATGGTTAAAATACGGAGGAAATAACAATGCAAGAAATAAATGAACGTTTTATACAACTTAGAAAAAAACTTAATATGAGTCAAGAAGAAATCGGAAACGTCATTGGCACAAAACGTTCCGGCGTTAGTAATATTGAAAACGGAATCCGAAATGTAACAGAAAAACACATTAAATTGCTTTGTTACGGTCCTATCAATGGACAATATATAAACGAAAATTGGCTACGCACCGGCGAAGGCGGGGATGAAAATATGTTTTTAAAGCCACAAAAAAACGAGCTTGTTTCCAGAGCAGCCGCTTTACTTGGAGAAAAAGACCCTGTCTTTGAAGCCTTTGTGGAAACATACAGTAGCTTAACTCCAGCAAATCGAAAAGTCCTTTTAGACTTCAGCCTAAAACTTCTAAATGCTTTGAACGATGCAACAAATGAATAGTTTTATACAAAAAAATGTGGAGATGATCAAATCGATCATTTCCACATTTTTTTATTACGCTTCTCTCGTCTTATCCGGATAAGACACTGCAAATGAATATACTGCAATAATATAATCGATATCATAACTGCTTTGCACTAACAAAAAAATAAGTTCCTTGTACTCTTCCATTGTCATACGCATTCCCCCATTTTTCTTTTGTTGAATACTACATTTTAAATTACCTACTCCTGACGTTTTCATTGTACTATGACATCCTGCAATTTAAAATACTATCCATAACGATTTCCACATATGTGGACAGAAACTTCATTTATAATCTGATTCATACAAATCAGAGATCCGGACATCCAATGCTTTAGCAATTTTTTCCATCTGGAATATCGTCGGATATCGAATTTCATTTTCATAGTTACTTAGCGCCGCACGGCTAATTTCGCACCTTTGCGCCAATTCTGACAATGTAATTTCTTTCTCTGTTCTCACGTTCCATATCTTAATAAGCATAGCAAGATTATACAATAAGTATTGCCAGTATTTTACTGGTAAATTTTTCCATTTTCTTATTATTTTGTCACTTTTATCAAATGACAACTACAATTTGTTTATTCTGCCATATTGTACGTTTTTCAAACATATGCTAGAATCTACCCAATCAAATACTACAAAGGAGATTCGATTATGCAATTTTTAAACGTAGCTGCTTACGCAAGATACTCAACCGAAAACCAGGATGAAAATTCTATTGAAACACAGTTTGACAATATCGCCCAGTACTGTCAGGCGCATCAGTATAATATCGTCGCTCATTACTTCGATAAAGCAAAATCCGGCACTAATATCGAACGTGCCGATTTTCAGGAAATGATCTCTGCTGCAAGAGCAGGAAAATTCTCTGCTATTGTCATCTATGATATTACCCGTGGATCCAGAGACGTTGCAGACTGGTTTACTTTTCGAAAACAGATGATGCAGGCAGGCGTTCAGATCATATCCACACACGACAATATCGGCGACCTCCTTAACCCTAACGACTTTCTGACAGAATTAATTGGTGTCGGAATCGGGCAGCATCATGTCCTGACCTCACGTTTAAAATCTATTGATGGAACAACCATGAAAGCACATGAAGCAATATTCTTAGGCGGATGCCCGCCACTTGGTTACGATGTTAAAGACGGAAAATATATCATCAATGAATCAGAAGCCAATATTGTCCGCAAAATCTTCTCCATGTATGCTTCCGGAGAATCTTACAGCGACATTATTGACAGCTTAGGCGGAGCTATTGGCAAGAAAGGTCGTCCTATCGGCAAAAATTCTTTAAGCTCCATTCTTCGTAACGACAGATACATAGGAATTTACACCTGGAACCGACGCAAAATAAAAATAATGGGAAAATGGGCAGGCGGCGTGCCTAATGAACGAATCGTCCAGATCAAAGACGCTATACCACGTATTATCGATCAGCCGACCTGGGACAGAGTCCAAATCAGATTAAAAAGCAAAACAAATTCTTCTTCCAAAGCAGCACGTTCTTATCTTCTGACCGGAAAAATAGTATGTACAGAATGCGGTTCACGTTACTGCGGCAGAACATCTGTGAACCAAAGAGGTTATCAAAACCCTTACTATGTCTGCGGAAACAAAACGAGAACCAGACAATGCCATTCCAAAAATATAAAATGTGAAGATCTTGATAATTTCTGCCGAAATGCAGTCAGGGAATATATCTTGAACTATGATTTATCTGAAACCGCACAGCGTATCGTAACCGCATACAATGCAACAGTTTCACAGTACACCAATGAAAAGAAAGAACTGGCAGAAATCTCCCGCAAAATTAAAAACGGTACAGATGCAATTTTAAACGGCTTCTCCAGCGAAGAACTTTTTCAGCAAATGGGAAAATTACAGGTACGTCAAAAAGAATTAGAAAAGATCATTGCAAACGATGCTGCAGATGAACTCGATCCAGAACTGGTAACGAAATTATTGAAAAACATGTTAGAAGATGTTTCAACTAACATCGATGAAGTAGTAAAACAATTTGTAACAAAAATCTACGCCCATCCGAACGGCGATTGTACCGTACATCTGGGCGTAGCACATTTTACAAGTAGCGGAAGGGAGATTCGAACTCTCGACACCGCGCTTCGTAGACGCGTGCTCTATCCAGCTGAGCTACAGGAGTATACTCGGCCATGAGGGAATCGAACCCACTCGGGACCGAAGCCATCTGATTTACAGTCAGATCCGCCTCCTTAGCGGGATAAACAGGGATATAAGCCCGTGAGCTCGAAAGACATCACAGGACAAACTAACGCTGCGACTCAGACTCGAACTGAGACACCGTATCACTACGGCTACTAGTAGTTTTCAAGACTACTGCCTTACCAAAATTAGGCTTATCGCAGCTGAAACGTGCATGAGAGGCTACGACCCTCTGTTACGTGCATTCCCACGTAAGCCTGATTAGCAATCAGGTGCATTAAACCAGCTCTGCCACATGCACATAATTTTTGTAGACCACTCTATAAAAAGACACACATTCTTTGTGCGATCAAAACACCTTGGATTAGAGTATCGCAAGTTTCTACACGAGTTCCACCTTGTACTTCTGCGTCACTCTTTTAACGATTTGTGTTTTATTTTATAGTTCATAACATAAATCCACCGATCTTAGTCGGATCAACTCATTTCTTATACGGCCCGCAAAGGGGCAAAGTCTTTTTATACGGCCCGCAAAGGGGCAAAGTTTTATAATATGGTAAATTACCATACACTTTCATCTTTTTCATCATTATCTGAATCCAAAGACTCGTATTTTTCTAATAATCTATCAAGATATTCATCAGCAATTTCTTGCATTTTTGTAAAATATCCAACAACATCCATGATGAATTCTGGTGGGAATCCGTGATCTCTTGTGTAAATTGATTTTGATTGCTCGATATCAATTGTCTTTCCAATTTCCGTAAGAATCAAATGATATAGTGTTCTGCGCTCAATATCCATAAGATCACATAATTCTCTTATACGCTTTCTGTTTTTAAGATACCAAGTATTCGTTGCTTTTGGCAATTCGATATCACTTGTTGACTGAACAATAATAGAAGAAGTTACACTCGGTTGAGCTGTTACTACAGTATATGTACCAGTCTTGCGAAGAGATGGTAAAACTTCAGATGTAACCCATCTCTTGAATTTCTTGGCAGATTCTAACTTACTACCTAAAATCAGAGAATAAACACCTGATTCATTAATAAAAGCAGGAAATTGTTTTCGTCCAAGATTATCTGTAATAGATGGGGTAGCATTTTGCGACCCCATAATTTTATCCTCGGAATCTACATGTTTTCTTAGAGCATCTTTTGTGTTAGAATATCCAAGACGCTCTGCAATATCCTTGCCAACAAACCAAGGATCTTCATCAATTGTAAGAGTTCTCACATTACCAAATTCTTCGTTATTGAATGTTGTAATTGCTGTTGTATTCATAATTATTTTCTCCTTTAATATAATGTGCAGATGACATTTCGCCACCTGCCAGAATAATAAATGGAGGCTCGATATTTATCCGAGAAAATATCCATTAGTCGGTGTACACTACTTGATGTGTACATGAGCTACCGACAAATAATTTGCGTATGCACTAAAAAGGCGTCCAACACATTTGAAATCAGAGTTATATTACTCATGTAAATTCTATGGTAAATGTCTATACGCAAGCTCCAAACATACGAGCTTTATACCTCTGTGTTTTGCATGGCGTCCCATGCTCACCAAAATATCTTCATTAATGCCCTATAGGCGATATTTCTTACGTGTGATAAAATTAGCTTTTTGTTACTTTACCACATATACTTTACGGTACTTCTTGCCAAATCTCTTGACTTGAGAGTGAGAAGAGAAGTACATGTCAATATGTTTTCCTCTTACGCCTCCGCCTACATCTTCAGCGATATAGGTCTTACCATTGATTCTAACTTTAGTACCTAATTTAATTTTTCTCCTATCAACAGAAATGGTTCTGCCTTGTTTTGCTCTGCGACCTGAAGCAGTTCGGTTTCCCCAACCGCCAGAACATGAACGACAACCACAGTATGCAGTAATCTTATATGTTCCCAAACATTTGACTTTTTTATTTTTCGCAGAAACAGCAGTAGACGTAGTGAACCCTCCGACCGCCAGTAACATTGCCATAACTAATGTGATAATTGAAATTTTCTTTTTCATGTTTTCTCCTTTGGTTGCTTTTCAGTTTCCTCTGGAGGTCTACTATATTAATAGAACAGTTGCAAGTCTCGGATACCATCTCTGATTTTTGTTTTTGATTACATAGACCTCGGAACTCACGGTGTGAAATTTCTTTAGCTGCAAGCAGCGTGAGCATTTACACGAAGTGCAAATTGGTATTTTGAGAGTTTATCTGTTCTGATTAATCTTTTGTTTTCTGTTCTCCCTATTACAACACAACAATAAAGTCCCGAACACCGCATAAACACTGGGTTTGAGCGGTGTCGAAAAATAAAAGGGGGAACTTTTTTGCCGTTTTTTCTCTAAAATCAGTCAATCTTAACTCTTTTAAATGGCAAACCATATAACGTAGTATATGTTTCACAATCTATATTATTTTGTCTCATTAGAATAAAATTAATGTTTGTGGCTGGTTTATAAAATTGCTTTAGATAAAATGCAAGATATTCAATTAAATACATTTTTGTTTTAACTTTGTCCTCATCTATGTATTTTAATAATCGATAGGCGGTATTTGTATTTATTTTTAAAGAAAGCAATTTGCGATAAACATTTTCTTTTTCAAGATTATATTTTTTCAATTTATCCTCATATGAATAATACAAAGAATCTAAATGCATAATTTTATAATGAGAATAATACAGATTATCAAACAAACTTATAATTTTATCTAATTGTTTTTTATTCACTTTATTTTTGTTATAATTAATAGGCTTAAATATTTTTGATAACGACAAAGTATTGTTGGATACTGACGCTGCCGAATATTTAAAAATTGCAGACAATAAATCATCCATACTGGTTTTATACCTTACGTATGTAACATTATGTTTTTTTTCGTATCCTTTAATTTGAGATATAACTCCTAAAAAATACGCTTGTTTCCGTAACCCAGTCTTTTTATCTATTGTTTTATATCTATTCTGAATCTTTTTAATTTCTGCTTTAGAATCAACATCAAATTCTTTTTTTGCTTTATCTATTTCAATACATGACATAACGTCAAGTTGACAAATATCAAAATATAATTGCCTAAAATCGACATTTGATTCATAAAGCTCTTGTATTGTTAATGTTGACGTATTAACCATATCCCACAGTAAACTATTCAATTGTTGTGATAAATTAATAATATCTCCAATTAAATTATTACTTGTTTTAATATCAAGGTCTGCTTGATCTTCGGGTGTATAATATCTTTGAACTTTTTTTGCATGAACGTTTGATGTTGGCACTTTAAATATTTTGTAATTTTTTTTTGCAGCATTTAATAATATTTTGTTATCAGTAATCAACATTTGATCAGAATCAAAATCACATCCGCTTAATCGTTCAAGAATATTATCATTTATTGAATTAATACAAATAATTTCATCGGTTAAATTAAAATAATTATCGATATCATCAACATATTTATTTGTTGTTACAAGAAGATTCCCAATAGTAACATGTGGACTTCTACAACATAATAAATCTTGTCCATTTGCAAATCTCGTATTATAAACTTCTCCATGATTTAAACTTGAATGATTTGGCGAAAACTTACCTATAGAAAATTTTAACATTTCTAAAGGATTTCCAAATAATACAGAGTAATTCCCATTAACCAACACATGTCCTTTTTTTAAATTCTTTCTATAAGCCCTGATTGTATCATGTCTAAAATTATCAAAAATTTTTGTTTTTGAAAATTCTGGCGTTAAATTCAATAGAGTATAAATTGCATCATTAATTGAATTAAAAGTATAACTTTCATTATTATTTGCTTTACATTTTATATGGTATTTTAATACATCTATATCGGTATTTAATTTATTCATATAATCAAATGATTTCTTTAATAATTGGTTAATGTCGGATTCTGATAATTGTAATGTATTTAACAGTTGATAATGTGTCTGTACCATATCTCCGTTAAAAAAATGCGTTTTCTTTTCATGTTTTACTATTCCAAATGTGCTAGGTATGTTTTTTAGCCATTGTTCCATAGTCCCAAATTTTAAATATTTCACACTATTAGGAGTAGTAATCATTTTAATATCAGATACGTTTTTTGCTAAAGTAAATCCATTTAGCTGTGAAATCATTGTAATATTATTATCACTAAACCATTTTTGAATATTTGTATTAAAGCAACATGATTTAAAAAATTTATTTCTTAACAAAAGCATACCGTATCTTGAATACTCACCAAGCTCAGATTTATCAATTAAACTTTGTCCATCCCAAATCGAATTTCGTATTTCAATTTCTTTTTCTTCGGTATGTAACCATCCATCATCACCAATAGTTGTTTCAACAACATTGTCATTAAATACACTTTCCCAGTCATTGATAATTAAAATTGACTCTGGCTTTATATCAATCGTATCAATGATACTACTTGTAGGAAGCGCAATATATGCTTCAAGGGCGGCTAAATCAACCTTTTCTCCTCGTTTAATATCCAATTTACACATTTCCCATTTATGCATATGATCATATAAATTTTCTTCAATAAATAAACATTTCCCAACTCGACTACTTCCAGAAGATCTTTTGAATCTGACGTATTTCCTACCATCACAAAAAAATCCATTACTATAAATTTCTTTTCGTAGAGCTGAAACGTCCTTAATCGTAGTATTCAATGAATCTTTTATCTTGTAAGACAACTGACCAGACGTATCTTTTTCATATGATTTTATGAACATTTTGGGGAGATTGTCACATACACAATCTCCATCAATTAATTCATTTACTTTAACTCCTACGATTTCAATGGTTTCTCCTCCATTTTTATTAATAATCGCTTTTTTGGCAATACAATTTTTAAATGTTAAATGTTCATGTTCATAACCATGTTTGACATATAAATTTTTAGAAATACGATTAAATTCTTTTACGCTGTATTTAAATGTAACATTCATTATCATTTTACTGTATTCTTGATTGTTATTTTTAGTATCTTTGAATGAGAAAACTTTTTTTCCTATTCCAAAATTATGTCCACTACTATTTACATAATTACGTAATTCAATTAAGTCCAAACTGAAGTCATATACGTTAATATATTTTGTTAAATTTTCAACCAGTTTCCCATTTTTATTTTTTAGTAAAGAATAACCATTTATATGTTTTTTTTGTTTATGTATTTCTTGATGATTTGCTATATACAAATCTTTTGCATCAACGCTTGGTATATTTAAGTAATTTGTATTTTTTTTATAATTCATAACCATCCTCCTGTGTTGCCTTATTAATAAAACGAATTTCATGTTTATCATATAAAAACCATACAGAATTTTCTATATTTGTTAATAGCTCGTTCATACTATCTGCGATTTTTTTCTTTAAAATATCAAATGTTATATTATCATTCCCTGCACATGTTAGTACATTGTAAGTTAATGTCTGTGGGGTGCTAAAAATATCACTTTCTACTAGAGGAATTCTCGTTGAAAAACAATCATTCTTGATTTTATTATATTTTAAATGATTGTAATATTTTTCATTATCTAACATATATAAAATTTCTGTATTTAGTGTTCTTGCAGAGTACAGTGTAAAATGCAAATCTAAATAGATGCAATTTGGATAAAATAAAAGTTCTGAAGACCAAATTCTATTTTTTGCATTGTTTATTAAATTATTTATCTTATAAACAAAATCTATAATTTTATAATGTTTTTTGAAATTTTCAAACATTATCTTGATAGACTGATTCATTTCAGATGTTGTAATTATATTTTGATAAGAACACAAACCACTTAAAATGAAATTATCATATTGTATTTGGATATAAATCTTATCATTTGTTTGATATTGAAAATCTGAATTTGTAGAGATATTATATGAAAATTTCTCATTATTAATTGAAGTTTGAAGATTATAAAGTTCACTTTCTATATTGCTATGTATACTTTGATATTCTTTATCATTTTCCATCATTTCTTTAAAATGCTTAATATAATTACCAACCGCATAACGTACATCAATGTCTTTTAAATAATTACTGATTTCCATTTCATCATTACACATATAAAATCTTTTGTATGCGTCATATATAATATTTTCATTTTTTAACAAATTAGTAATTCCTAAATTCGTTTTTTTATCAGTAAAAAAGAACTTAACATCTATATTGTCTACATGCATTTCATAATTAAATAAGTGTCGTGGTTGTAAATATAATTTCATGTTAATATTTTTTAAGTTTGTTTCACGAGCTAAGCGAATCATTTTTCTGAATTTGCTAACACATTTACAAAATTCATTTAAACCCAAAATATCATCATGTTTTATATCGATATATTTATTTTCTGGCAACCCATTCCTTCGTAATTTCAATATTTTCCAATCATATGTAAAAATTGTTTCGTCTTCGAAATTATCCATGCATACGGATAAAGTAATATATTTCGATAATACTCGTCGTTCTATTGAATTGATTACAATATTAAACATCGGAAACTTATTATTTTTACATATTTTATCTAATTGATTTTTAAAATTTTTAACATATGAATTCAAAACCAGTATTATAATTCTATCGTATGACTTTACACATTTCATGCGCTTAATTATTTCTGCGAAAATATATTGATCTTCATAATCCAAATTTTCAAAATCAGACAATAATAAAAATTCATTTTCATCAATTTCTTTCTTCGTGTATTTCTGTACACATTTCCAGACAGAATCCAATTTATTCATATATTCTAAGTCATGTTTTTTAGTAGAATTTACTATAGTTTTTCTCTCTTGTAATCTTACGTAGACATCAGAATCATTTTGTTTTTCTAGCCTTCCAAAATATTTTCCATCTTTGAACAAAATATCAAATTCTGGTACGGTGCCATTAAATGATGAATCAATCAAATCTTTTACATTAATTTCAACGACTTTACTATTTAATTCGCACCATTTGTCTGCATAGTTTAAATATTTTTTCTTATTTGAATAATTGATTTCAAAGAAAAATCTCATTCCATTAGAGTCATAAACAGTAATATCTGGTTGGTAATCTCCAAAATTTGTATGATAAATATTTTCAATATCAATTTTTTCTACTGTATGTAATTCATCTTCATCAGAAAGTTTGAATTGCGAACCTTTTATAAATAGCCAATTTTTATACGTCCAATGAATAAGTGTTTCCGAATTTACACATGGACTTTCTGTTATGTGATAAAAATGTGGTTGCACTTTTTTACTTGACTTTGCTCTCATTTTTACAGGTTGATGACAACAAGGGCAGAAGTAATTGGTATTTTCTTTTGCGTCCTTAATATGTATATATCCATCATTTTCATCCTGAGCCACAATTAAAATTGGTACATATCCTGTATTTGCCATTCTACTCATCACCTTCGCTTTCTTCAAAAATCATATCTGTCATCCGTTCCATTTCAGTTCTTGGTTTCTTGAAAGCGTTCTTATGTAAATTTCCTGCTTTGATCTGGCAGTAGATATCTTCCGTAATCATTTCTCTGGTAGCGGCAGCTCTACACATTCCTGCACCAAACAGTACGGCACCGCCAATCAAAATCGTAGATAAAACTATCATTCTACTACACCTCCACTGTATTTGACTTACCGCTTAGGTAGTCACCTGCGCACTCAAGAAGTTTGTAGATAGCATCAGCAGATTCAATATGTATGTCAAGATCGCCAGCTGTTTCAAGCTCAACTACCTTAGCCATCAGAGCTGTTCTAAGAGAATATCTCTTTGCTGTGATCTGTAAATCATCTTCAAACTGATGCCAGATTGGGAAATCCCCTGTCTCTTTGGCAATTGAAAGCGTTACAGTAAATGTTTCATCCTCTTTGCCGTTTTCATCATTATGTCGGGCAGTAGCTAAAATTTTATGCTTTCTGTGATTGATCGGAATCTCAATGGTTGTCCCAAGGCTTTTATAACTGCGCTGTGGACGATTCTTTTTCTTCATTGCCTTCTGTTCTGCGTATTTTTCTTTATTAAATTTTCTGGATTTCATTGAAAAGTCTCCTTATTTATGTATTTGTTTAGTTTAATTAGTAATTTGTGTTTATTATGTATTTCAGTAATTTGTGCTTACTGTTCTGGTATAATATTCTTCTCAATCTTTCGCCAATCGTTGGGAAGAGATACCTTGAAATAAATGCCACGGGCACTCGTGCTTTCTTTGACCATTTTGCATATCAACGTGCGCTTGTGAAATCGCAGCAATTCTTTTACTTGATACCATTTAAAACAATAATCAGTGCCACCTGATCGAATATTGCTTAAAATATCGTTGATGAAAATACGATAATACTGGTCATGTGTTGGCTTATAGACCACGGCATCTGTTGTACTATCTCTTGCTCGAATACCATCATTTCTTTTTAATCTTTTCTTTGAAGAAGGAGTAGTGCGTAGTCTCTGTGCTGCAAGTTTTACTGCAAACTGTTCTTGCGTCATGTTCTCAAATGAGATACGGTCAGAAGTAGTCAATAAGTCTTTGAGTTCTGTATTTAATTGTGTTGTCATGAAAATTTGTTAGATCCTTTCGTTATGTATATTATTGTTTAGTTGATTTTTAATTTGTGTTTGTTTGATTACTCACAATGCTGCCAACAAAGTGATTAATCAAATGGAAGTTCCATATCATCTTCAATATCTGTCGATAAGCCTTTATTGTCTTTTCCTTGCAATTTCATTTCACATTCTTTGATTTCTTTTTTAAAATCATAAGAACTATCCAGATATCCTTTTTGCTGTAAATCATATTTGTACTGATTTGCAAAAATGGTTCTTCCTGCAATTGTTTTGTTATAATTCGTAAAAATTTTCGTATGTTTGTAGGCGATAATTCCCATTTCGGTTAATGCCTCAATGCATTTTGAGATTGCGGTTTTATGCAAATTCAAATCATCGGCAATATTCCTGAAATATTGATGATAAGTTTCAGGATATTCTTTCCGATTCTGTTTTGTATTATATGCAGTTCCATATCTGACATTGATATTCAATCTTAAATAAGCCAATACCAACAACAGTTTCCAGCGCTGTACGCCATTCGACAACATGTCTTTACTTTGACTTAAGATGTAATTAATCTCAAAATCATACAGTATCGCAAATTGTTCATGTGGATAAAAAAAGTCAGATGCTTTATTTACGTACAAAGTAGGTTGCTTTATCGTTGTAGCTTCATCCAGTACAAGATCATTTGATTGAATTAATTCTTCGACAAAATGCCGAAAGTGTTCCAAGTTTGCATTTTTATGTCTGTCTGGGCAAATATTAATATGTGATAACGCCCTGCTATAATCCATGAATATCACACAATTATCTTCCCATGAATTTGACATCATATGTTGTTGCAACAGCAGATAGAATAATACCCGATAATCGTTAAACCTGATAAAATCGTATATCAGACATCTTGGAATTCTTTTAAAATATGGTCGTTTTGTAGGTAGTGTAATTTTCAATTGATACTCCTTTGTGATGCTATTTACAGTTTCTTACAATTCACAAAATTTGTGAGTGCTTTAAAAATACTATCACAAATAATGTGAGATAAATATATCAATTTCCATCATCAAAATGTGGGGAAAACAGCCTAATAATATAAGAGTAAACATTGGGAGAGGAAATTGATAAAGATTAAACCTTTACGGATAACGATTTTCATTTTTATTCATAGTTCACTTCGTTCACTATTCATAAAAACAAAAATCGTTATCCGTAAAGTCTAGGAACTGGTTGCACCATTTCCTTAGATCGCTAACGCTCATTTCTTTTCTCTTGTGATTTTTCACCTGTCTCTTTTCATTTCTCCTTTCTTTGTTTTTTCATCATGTAGATCATATATGATAATTGTTTTATGTTTTCTTTCTGCAATGTTTGTAATCTTTTTCTGGTTATCTCATTGTAGTATAACCACATATATTATCTTGAAGATCTTGGATATAATATTTCAGAATGATCTTTCCAGTAATCATGAATCTTCATCGCAATTGCTTTTCTGGTATCTGCCAACATATATTCTCTGAAAGAATCTTTACACAGATTACCATGATTGATTATCTGACATATCATATCTGGTGTGATACCTTGTGGCAAATTGAAAGAGAATTTTGTCTCTTCATTGTAATTACGTTTGAAATCATTCATATTCTTCACAGTATATATCCTTTCTTTCTTCATTTTCTTTTTAAGCATATTGGTATTTTAACATACTTTATGCACCCTGTCAATAGGTGCAAGGAGGGAAGTTGGTTATGTTTTTATCTGGATAGAATGTAATTTTCTTTATACTAGATTCCGTACATTTAGAAGATCTTTTTGCTGTGAATTTCCATTCTATAGGTAAATTGGTATTGTTGGTAGAAGAGAGGTGTTAAATTGATTTATGATCTCTTAGGTGCATTTTTTCATAGAAAATATCCTTGTACTTTTTCACGTACAATATATACTGGCGCAGATAATAATCTTTCCAATGTAAAGTGTACCCCCTATGTGGTATGAGTGTACGGTATAGGTCATGTGTGAAATTGCTTAGGGTACTTTTGCAATGTTTAGACGAGAAATCGGGTACTAATTTCCATTTTATATGTTCTGGCGATAACTTGTTAGGGTACGATACTAGAATTGAAATTTACTCTCTCAGAGTACATTTTTTAAAGGGTATAATGAAGAGATATTTTTGCCTTGGATCTAAGATGAGTTGTGGAAAATGTCTGACTAGGGAATCTGCTGCATAATGGTTGGTGTTGATTATATGTGATTCTCAATGTTTAGAAGAGTATATCCGTCAAATATGGATTTTGTGGTATGTTATGGAGAGTTGTTAAGGTAGGCAGGTAAAATGGATTTATGATTTGTAGAGTGCGATTTTTTATAGGACTGAATGAAAGATAAATTTTTGCATAAAAATAATCCCTGCTTGCAAGGCTGAGTGTCTGATTGATAGATTTCTTGTGTTCACTATCTGTCACAAATCTGGTTGATAGTTCAAGGGATTCCATCTTATTAAAATGTTTTGCCTTGCGAGGGATTGTTTTTATTGATACATGGAATACATTGAATGTCTTGTTCAATGCCATATACACGATTATATCATATAAGATACTTTGTTGCAATGAGAGATTGTTAATTGTAAAAAAATATGCCCAGAGAAATTTCCCTGAACATAAATTCTGATAATGCATTTGCAGATACATTATCTGGGGTACCAACTTGAATACCTTAATATCATCTATTTGTGTCTGTTTTTGGCATAGATGCCGAGGGTTGCCTAATCCCTCAATGGCAGTATAACATGATCTTTTGAGAAGTGGAAGAGTGTAAGTGATATTACCTGCGGTAGCAATGTCGAGAAGGAACGCTGACGCTTATCCTGTCTCTCCTAAACTGCGCAATAAATTGCTTGTTTGCTTAGGATCAGAGAGAAGAGGTAGTTGTTATTTCCTTTAGTGTTTGTATATAGTTTGTGCAATTCATATATTTTTGTGCATATCTTTGTTGTGACCATTCTATATGTGGTGTCATCAATTTCGTAGGTAAAATAGTTAAAGATGTAGTGATTATAAAGAGAAAGTGCCGTTTATTTTGTGCGATTGATTGTGGAGATAAAATCGGTTTAGAGCACGATTGGTCGAATTCATGCATTTTTCTGGGAGTAATTTCGTGCAAAGGTTGAGAGGTAATTCGCATAGGGATTTACTGGGATTTGTAAGGGTGCAGAGGGTCAAAATCGTGCTTCGAGAAATGTTAAAAATCATGTTTCGATAAATTGTGTAAAACTGTGTAAAATCTGATGTGAAAAATATAAGGAATTGCTTAGGTTTTTGATGGTAAAACTTGCATGAAATGGCGCAAAACAAAAACGTGTCGTCGAGAGAATTGGGGAAAATAAAGGGGAAAATGGGGCTGATTTTTGAGAAAAGTGCGATTTTTGAAAGAAGGGGTTCTGGGAGCATCGAAAAAAGAGTAGTAAAATAAACGATTTGCTCGACGACGCCTCCGAAGACATGTTTTCGATTAGCAGAAAGTGTTTATCTAAGAAAGTATAGGAAATTGCTTGGGAAAGTGATGATTTTGGGGCAGTGGTCGAAAAATTTTTGTTGACACGGTGATTGAACACGTCTTGCAAGAATTACAGTTATTTCCAAAAATGTAAATGTAAACCTACCCCCGTTTTTTGATCTGGTGGTATAAAAATTACATGGTTAAAATTGTAAAAATCTATTTGAAATACTATAATTTTATCAAATAGATTTTGTAAATGATTGTAAATAATTTATAGACAGATCAGGATCAGGAGTACAGATAATTTCCAACTATTTCCACATAGTATAGGATACTACGTAATAGGGTACTTGATACCGCAACTATAATTGTTCGGCATAATGCACAAACTATACAATATATTGTACGTGTCGCCATAGTCCGATATCGGACTGTCAATAAACGACTATTTACACAACAAGTGTTGTTTATCATACACTTGTCTGTTATCCAACACTTTTACATAATATGTTGGATAATCTACCCACACCATCAACAAACTGATAAAATCATAATCAGTCACAATCCTTCACAATAAATCATTGTTAACCACTAAATTCTATACAAGTTAACATTCTACCCACCTATAACTACAACCTATACCCAACCACCTATCTATACATATAATCTATACCACTTGACAGCACCATAAAACCATGCTACACTACTAAGCAAACAAGTGTTCGATGTTTGGCAGACTTCCAGCACTTGCGATAACTACACAAATTAAAATATAAACTAAACAAATTAATATATAACAATCATACAAGATCAAGCTATCATACATAAACAAATACATATATAAACATAATACGATAGTATATCTCATACTACCACGCAAAACTAGATCCAAACTACAACAACTATATAAGTGCATATAATAATATAACATACGACTATATACAACATACACCTATGACATAACATATAGATATAGTACATATATATATTACTATATAAGAGTACACATACGGCATAGGCAAGTGCTATGTACTATACTATAACAGATATACTCATATATTATATTAATAATACTGTTTTATACGTGCTTCTTCTATATAATAGATTCATTCTTTGCATAGTTACATTCTAAAGCATTTAAACGACTGTATAAGGCTTTATGAGTGTATACGGCAGAGTACACGGTATTATTCTTCTTTGCTGGTATTGTCTGCGACTATATTAATATCTAACGATAAATTACAAGCGTTGAGATATTTAAAGAGTGTGTCTAGTTGCATTGCATTTTTACCGCCTAATGCT